ATAAAGGACAACGATTTGCAACAAGAGATGAATTCTTTCCACAATTATTTGTTAAATCTAAAAAGAAAACTAAATATAAGACGTTAAGTGGAGAACCAGTTGAAGCTATTAATCCGGGAACGGTCAGGGATTGTCGTGACTTCTATAAGAGGTACGAAGATGTTGAGGGCTTTGAAATATACGGGAATGATCGGTATATTTACCAATACATATCGGAGAAATATCCTGAGGATGAAGTCCGGTTTGACATCAGTAAGATTAAACTGGTTACTCTTGATATTGAGGTTGCGTCTGAGGCGGGATTCCCAGATGTTGAGTCGTGCTCTGAAGAGATTCTGGCAATTACAATTCAAGATTACACAACAAAGCAAATCGTTAGTTGGGGTGTTAAACCCTTTACGCATAATCGGAAAGACCTAACTTATCATTGTTGCGATTCTGAGCATCATCTTTTAAGTTCTTTTATTAATTATTGGATGGTTGATGTTCCAGATGTGATTACTGGATGGAATATTCAGATGTATGATATTCCTTATATTGCTAAGAGACTCAATAGAGTTCTTGGTCAGAAGTTAATGAAAAGACTATCTCCTTGGGGACTTGTTAGTGAAGGTGAGATTCATCTTATGGGTCGCACTCATACAGTATTTGATGTTGGTGGTGTAACTCAATTAGATTATCTTGACCTTTATAAGAAATTTACTTACAAAGCGCAAGAATCCTATAGACTAGATTACATTGCTGATGTAGAATTAGGCCAGAAAAAACTTGATCACTCTGAGTTTGATACCTTTAAGGATTTCTATACAAAGGGGTGGCAGAAGTTTATTGAATATAACATTGTTGACGTGGAACTTGTTGACCGATTGGAAGACAAGATGAAATTGATTGAACTTGCACTTACTATGGCATATGATGCTAAAGTGAATTATGCAGATGTATTCTATCAGGTTCGTATGTGGGATACTATTATCTACAATTATCTCAAAAAACGAAACATTGTTATTCCACCAAAAAACAAGATAGCAAAAGGCGAAAAATATGCAGGCGCATACGTTAAAGAACCAAATCCTGGGCGTTATGATTGGGTGGTCAGTTTTGATCTTAATTCCTTGTATCCTCATCTTATCATGCAGTACAACATCTCACCAGAGACACTTCAGGAGATCCCACACCCTAGGGTCAGCGTTGAATCGATCCTCAGTGGAGACTTCAGTGCTGACCCTGATTTCGCTACCTGTGCAAACGGGGCTATGTTTGACAAGTCCAAGCGGGGATTCTTGCCTGAATTGATGGACAAGATGTATGGAGATCGTGTGGTCTTCAAGAAGAAGATGATTGAGGCAAAGAAAGGATATGAAAAAACTCCCACCAAGAAATTGGAAAAAGAGATTTCAAGGTGTAACAACATCCAAATGGCGAAGAAGATTGCTCTTAATAGTGCTTATGGTGCTTTAGGAAATGCATACTTTAGATATTATAAGTTAGAAAATGCAGAGGCAATCACACTGTCTGGTCAGGTCTCTATCCGCTGGATTGAGAATAAGATGAATAAGAGGATGAATAAGATTCTTAAAACGGAGGATGTAGATTATGTTATTGCTTCTGATACTGATTCTATCTACCTTCATTTGGGTCCTTTGGTTGACCGTGTATACGAAGGGAGAAAGAAAACTAATGAAGGCATTGTCACGTTCCTTAATAAGATCTGTGAGATGGAATTTGAGCCGTATATTGATAGTTCTTATGAAGAATTGGCAACCTACGTCAATGCCTACGACCAAAAAATGCAAATGAAGCGTGAGAATATTGCTGATCGTGGTATCTGGACTGCGAAGAAGCGATATATTCTTAACGTATGGGACAGTGAAGGTGTAAGATATGAAGAACCTAAGTTAAAGATTATGGGTATTGAGGCAGTTAAATCCTCTACACCTGCTCCTTGTCGTCAGATGATTAAGGATGCTCTTAAACTTATTATGAGTGGATCGGAACAGGATGTTCAGATGTTTATTGAGGATTCTAGAAAGAAGTTTAGAACTCTCCCACCAGAAGAAATATCATTCCCACGTTCTGCATCTGATGTCGTTAAGTATCGGGCACATTCCACAATATATGCCAAAGGAACTCCTATACATATACGGGGCGCTTTGTTATATAATCATTACGTTAAACAACATAAGTTGACTAATAAGTATTCTTTCATTCAGAATGGTGATAAAATTAAATTCTGTTATTTAAAGAAACCAAATATTATTCGTGAGAATATTATTTCTTTCATTCAGGATTTTCCACATGAAATTGGTCTTGACAAATATATTGATTATGACTTACAATTTGAAAAAGCCTTCTTAGAACCACTCAAAACTATTTTAGAAGCGATTGGTTGGAATGTAGAAAAAACTGTAAACCTGGAATCATTTTTTGCCTAATGGATTTACCTATTAACGACAAAGAATTAGCAACATTAGTGAGTGCAATGCGTCTTGGAGGTGATGCTGCACTATATCAAAAAATGAAAACTATTAAAGAGGTTAGGGATGAAAATCCAGATGGACCTTATAAGAAAATTTTACGTGAACAATATGGGATGGTAATTTAATGGACTTTTTGAAGGATATTGTAAAAGAAATTGGAGATGATTTTACGAAACTGGCGTCTGAGATTACTGAGGTCGAACAATTCGTGGATACAGGAAGCTATATCTTTAATGGGTTGTGTTCAGGCAGTATATTTGGGGGTGTGTCTTCTAATAAGATCACTGCCATTGCTGGAGAAAGCAGCACTGGAAAAACTTTCTTCTCTCTCGCCGTGGTTAAGAACTTTCTTGATACTAACCCCGATGCTTATGTACTCTATTTTGACACTGAGAATAGCATTACTAGGACACTTTTAGATAGTCGTAATATTGATACTACTAGATTTGTAGTAATAAATGTAGTGACTATTGAGGAGTTTAGGCAGAAGGCACTGAAGGCAGTTGATAAATATTTACAAATGTCAGAGGATGAACGCAAACCTTGTATGTTTGTGTTAGATTCTTTAGGTATGCTTTCAACAGAGAAAGAAATTCGTGATGCATTGGATGATAAGCAAGTAAGAGATATGACCAAATCTCAACTTGTGAAGGGAGCATTTAGGATGCTTACTCTTAAACTTGGTCAAGCAAACATTCCACTAATAGTAACAAATCATACCTACGATGTCATTGGTTCTTATGTCCCTACAAAAGAAATGGGAGGAGGTTCTGGCCTCAAGTACGCAGCAAGTACAATCATTTATCTCGGAAAGAAAAAGGAAAAGGATGGAACAGAAGTCATCGGAAATATTATTAAAGCAAAGACTCATAAATCGCGGTTAAGCAAGGAGAATAAGCAGGTTGAGATACGTTTGTATTATGATGCTCGTGGTCTTGATAGATATTATGGTCTTCTTGAACTCGGTGAGATTGGCGGACTTTGGAAAAATGTAGCAGGTCGTTATGAGATTAACGGCAAGAAAGTATATGCCAAAGCAATATATAAAGATCCAGAAACATATTTTACTCCGCAGGTGATGCAAGCTCTTGATGAGATTGCTGCAAAAGAGTTTAGTTATGGCGAATAGTATTAAAGTTATTAAGTCTGGACTTGATGTAAGTAAGGTAATCGAGCAATTAGAAGAGTATTCTGATGATTGGGGAAATCAAAGAAGAATTGATGATGTAGAGTCCTTGCTTGATAGAGGTTATGATGATGTTGATATTGGAAATCTTCAACTCATAATGGGTAAAGTAAAGAATAAAGAGGATTTTGTAGGAGACTCTGAAATCAATATTCCAACATCTGCCTATGGAAGGCATGATGAAATTCTTAGAATTTTTGAGAAAGAATTTCCTGGAAGACCTATTCATCGATGTGGTTTTTTGCGTCTTCCTATTGATGGATATGTCGGCGCTCACATTGATGAGGGAACCTACTACCATACAAGAGATCGGTATCATATTTCAATATGTGGCAGATATCAGTATTTTGTTGGAAATGAGACTATAATAGTTGAACCAGGAACTCTTTTATGGTTTAATAATAAATTACCACACGGAACAGTTAATATTGAAGATGAGGAAAGGATTACTTTTGTTTTTGATGTTCCACATTCACCCGACAACCCGCAACACAATATAGATGGACAAAGTTGAAATCATAATTCTCAAGAGCTTGATTAATAATGAGGAGTATCTTCGTAAGGTACTTCCTTTTGTTAAATCAGAATACTTTGAAGATACTTCTCAGAAAATTATTTTTGAGGAGATTTTTAATTTTGTTGAGCAATATAATAAGTTGGCAACAAAAGAGATTCTTTGTATTGAAGTAGAAAAAAGATCTGATATTAATGAAGAGACCTTTAGAAATATTAGTGAAGTTATTTTTTCTTTAGATGAAGAGACTGTTGAGTTTAATTGGTTAGTTGATACTACTGAGAAGTGGTGTAGAGATCGTGCCATATACATAGCATTGATGGAGTCTATTCAGTTAGCTGATGGAAAAGCAGATGATTCTAAAGGAAGAGATGCAATACCTAGCATATTATCCGATGCTCTTGCAGTATCTTTTGACACTCATATCGGGCACGATTACTTAACAGATTATGAGGAACGTTATGAGTCCTATCACAGAAAAGAAGACAAGATTGAGTTTGACCTTGAATATTTTAACAAGATTACAAAGGGTGGTATACCGAATAAGACTCTCAACATTGCTCTTGCTGGCACAGGTGTTGGAAAGTCTTTATTCATGTGCCATGTGGCAAGCAGTGCTTTGCTCCAGGGAAAAAACGTCCTCTACATCACTCTCGAAATGGCAGAGGAAAAGATTGCGGAGAGGATCGATGCTAATCTTCTTAATGTCCCAATACAAGATATAGTAGATCTTCCTAAATCTATGTTTGAGAGTAAGGTAACAAACCTTGCTAAGAAAACACAGGGAACTTTAATCATTAAAGAATACCCAACTGCATCGGCACATTCAGCACACTTCAAATCACTACTCCAAGAACTTGCTCTTAAGAAATCATTTCGACCTGATATTATTTTCATTGATTACCTTAATATATGTGCTTCCTCTAGGTATCGCGGAAATAGCACTGTCAATTCATATTCGTATATTAAAGCAATTGCTGAAGAGCTTAGAGGATTGGCTGTTGAAGCAAACGTCCCTATCTTTTCTGCCACGCAGACCACTCGTTCTGGTTATGGTAGCTCTGATGTTGAGCTTACTGACACTAGTGAGTCCTTTGGTCTCCCTGCTACTGCTGATCTTATGTTTGCCCTTATTTCGACTGAAGAACTTGAATCCTTGGGACAGATACTTGTAAAGCAATTAAAGAATAGGTATAATGATGCGGCAACTAATAAGAGGTTTGTGGTAGGTATTGATCGTGCCAAGATGAGACTGTATGATTGTGAGCAGGCAGCCCAAGAAGATATTGTTGACAGCGGACAAGAAGAAGAGTATAATAATAATGAAAAGAAACCAAAAAAATCATTCGACGGATTTAAATTTTAAATATGACAAAGCAAGTTGATTATGATAAGTATGTTGAATTTGTGTATCAAACCACAAGTCCAGAGAGTACTGACTATGCGGCACTTTTAACACGTTTAAATAGTCTTGAGTTGGAGAACGATTGTAATGTTCCACAACTTCTGACTGCTGCTTTTGGACTTAGCGCAGAAGCAGGTGAGTTTACTGAGGTTGTTAAAAAGATTATTCTTCAGGGGAAACCTTATAATGAGGGGAATGTTTTCCATCTAAAGCGTGAACTT